TCGGTGCAGGTCGGCGTGGCGCAGCCGGCGGTCTGGCTGACGATGTCGGACCCGAGCCTCGTCGTGATCTGGGACCGCCGCGCGACCGGCACCGCCTGGGACCTGCTGACCGATACCGTCTGGGCCCGCCTCACGGAGGAAATCGACGCATGACCGCCCTTCCCGCCGCCAGCGCCTTCACCGCCGAGCCGATGACCGCGCAGGCGCTTTCCGACGCCCTGGTGGCCGTGCGCGACTACCTCGCCGGAGT